AAGCCAAGAGGCCGGTATCAGTAAAAGAATTCGTTGAAGGAAAAGAACAGTGTATCAAAACATCTACATAAATAAAAAGGATTGGATTGTTCATCTTTGGGATGATGAAAAAGGTTACTCACAGTTTCCGTATCCCAAATATGCCTACAAGAAACAGGCTGGTGGAACCATGCGGTCATTATATGGTGACGAATTAGTAAAGGTTTACGATTATAACGATAATGACCCACTGTTGTTTGAATCTGATGTTGCGGCTGAAATGAGGGTTCTTTTGGATTCTTATCCAGAATCGGATGAACCGTCTAAAGGCCAAAAGTTGGGCGTAATTGATATTGAAGTAAGTTCAGAGGGTGGATTTCCAAACATGGAAACTGCTGATAAGGAAATTACAGGCATTTCATTGTTTGATGCTATAACCAAGACCTGTTACGTTTATATTCTTGACAAGGACCATAAACTAGAAGACCACGAAGAAGAAGTTGACCCTTGGTTGCCGGTTGGTTGGAAAATTACAACCGATGAAGAAAAGGAAAAGGTCAAAATTGTTACACGGTCTTTCGATGACGAAGATAATCTTTTGGAGTCTTTTATGGATAAATGGAATGAATGTGCGTTTACAATCATCACAGGTTGGAACGTAGATTATTTCGACATGCCATATCTCTATCTTAGATTGAAGCATTGTCTTGGTGCTAAAGCTGCTAAGTGTTTGTCTCCCATAGGTTCAGCCTATTTGAATGGTTTTAGTAAGAAACTAACTATAGGTGGTATATCTGTATTAGATTACATTTTGTTATACAAGAAGTTCTCAGGCAGAATGGAACCTACCTATGCCCTTGGTCCTATCGGTCAGAAGTCGGTAGGTATTGGTAAGGTTCAGTATCACGGCAATTTGAATGATTTATACAAGTCAGATATCAAAAAGTTTTTAGAGTATAACATAACCGACGTAAAAATCGTTGTGGCGTTGGATAGAAAACTCAAGTTCATTGAGTTGGCTAGAAACATTTGCCATGTTGGTCACGTTCCGTATGAGAACTTCCATATGTCTTCCAGGTATCTTGATGGTGCTACTCTAATGTATCTTAGACGCAATGGTAATCTAGTTGCTCCAAATAAACCAGCAAGAGGCAGAGAAGAATATGAAGCTCAAATGGAAGATGGTGAGGAAGGATTCTCCGGTGCTTTCGTTAAAGAGCCCGTGCCTGGCCGTTATAATTGGGTATTTGACCTTGATTTGACTTCAATGTATCCAAGAATTATTATTTCTTTGAATATATCTCCAGAAACAAAAGTGGGTAAGTTGGAAACATATTCTGTAGAGAAACACGTAACAGGTAAGATAGATTCTTATAAGTTGGGACAGACAGAATATACTCCAGAAGAGTTTAAAGAGCTGATAACAAAATCTAACTATTCCGTGTCTTCAAATGGCGTGCTCTATCGAACTGATAAAATGGGTGTAATTCCAACCATTTTGGAACTGTGGTTTAATCAGAGAGCGGACATGAGAAAGAAAGCTGCTGAATTTAAGAAGTTAGGTGATATGGAACAATACAATTTCTTTAACCAACGACAACAGGTTTGGAAGATTTTGCTCAACTCATTCTATGGTGTGTTGGGTTTGCCTATATTCCGTTTCTATGACGTAGATAATGCTGAAGCAGTAACAACTACTGGTGTGGATATTATTCAGACTACCGCAAAGGCAATTAACGTTTACTATAAACAGGAATTAGAAGTTGATGGTGGTGATTGGGTCATCTACAGTGATACCGATTCGTGTTTTGTTGATGCCATTCCAATTATTAAGAAAAGGTTTCCAGAGACTAATTTTGATAATGATGACGAAATGACCAAGGCTATCATGCACGTTACAGAAGAAGTTCAGAACTATGTGAACAATTTCTATAATATAATGGCTAAAAGATTTTTCAACATAGATAAACACGGATTTCATGCTAAGCAAGAAGTCATTAGTAAGTCGTCTTTCTGGTTGGCAAAGAAACGTTATGCACAGTGGATTATTCACGAAGAAGGTGCATTACTCAAAGAGCCAAGATTGGAAGTGAAGGGTATTGACGTAGTTAGAACTTCATTCCCAGCATCTTTCCGTAAGTTTATGGATTCATTCTTGAGGAAATTATTAACATCCGTGCCTAAGAAAGAGCTGGACGATATGATTCTCAAATTCAGAGAAGATGTTAAAACGCTCGATGTTCTTCTGATTGCTAAAAATACATCGGTGAAGTTTGTAAGTGCGGATGGCACTCACAATTATAACCCAGAGGACAGAAGACCGTTTCAGTTTGTTAAAGGAACACCAGCACAAGTTAAGGCCTGTTTGGCGTATAATGATATATTAACGATGAAAGGATTGCAAAAAACCATTGAACCAATCATGCACGGCCAGAAGATTAAATGGGTATATTTACAAAATAATCCATTCGGTCTTGATGCTTTGGCTTTGAAAGGTGATGGCAATGATGCAGATGAATTGCTCGAAATAGTTAATCAGTATGTTGACCGAAAAAAGATGTTCGAGCAAGAATTAAAAAGTAAGCTGATAGATTTTTACGATGTATTTAAGTGGGAGTTCCCGAATCCTTCGATGGGAACTGCTAGTAACTTTTTTGAATTTGAATGAAACGAAGAGTCAAAGTAATGGAGTCGAATTTCTGGGATTGGGTAAATCAGATATTCTGGACAGAAGACCTGATAAGGCAATCAGTTAAAGAGATTGGTAAGCCTTGTTATCATTTTGATGAAACAGATAAATGCGTTTATTATGAATACAACACTCATTAATAGAGCTGCCGTAAAGAAAGCAGCATTAGATGCTAGTCAATCTACCCGTAATGGTAAATTTACTAGGGTAAGTAAGGAATTTTTGGAAGGGATAAACGTTGAAGTTCTTGCCATGATTCGTGGTAGGGTTCATCGTCATCCCAGTATCGGTAAAACATTAAAGTAACATTATGAGTAATCCAGCAGGTACTACTCTTGGAGAATTGTTACAGAGGAAAGAAACTAGGTTTCAGCAGTTTATCTATGATGAAGGATGGAACGACTGTAAAAAAAGAGTTTTAGAAATACTCAAACAACCTATACAGAATTGTGATTTATCTTGGGAAGAAATAGACTCAAGATTTGTAGAGAAAATAAAAAACATATGAGAATAGATACTGAAACATACGGCGTCTTTTTAAAAGACGGTGAGAAGTGGCGTGGTCCAATAGATGAATTCGTTGAAGAAGAAATTCTACAAGAATTCGATTGCGTGGATGATTACGTAAAAACAATCGCCAGAGAAAAGAAGAAGAAGGTTAAACTTCTTCGTCAGGTCTGGGTAGATGAAGAGGAATAATAATATGAAAATCAAATCAAATCAATATGGCGTCTTTTATAAAGACGGAAAGAAGTGGAGAGGCCCAATCGAAGGTGAGACTTTCACCGAAGAACAGATTGACCAAAATGAAGGTTCGTTTGAAGCGCTTGAGAAATCTTGTGGAAAGCAAGTGAAGAAAAAGACAAGAATTTTTAGACAGGTTTGGAAATCGGTAAAGTCATAACAATATGGCCGACAAAGTATTCAACTTTGAAGACCAGAGAAGAATTGGCGATATAGGGGAATCAGATTTTCTTAGAATTTATGAAAAGATGAAACCTGTTAAAAGTCTAGATGACTTTCGTATTGACTTCACACTGAAAGATGGTAAAACTGTTGAGTTAAAAACCGACAGTTACGACATGGGAAAGACACCGAACTTTTTCATGGAGAAATCTACGGTATCTGGTGAGAAAACTACGTCAGGTGGTCCTTGGCGTTCAAAGGAACACAAGATTGACTACTTCGTGTATTATTTTGTCAAAAACAAGGTGTTCTTTTGGTTCAGACCAAAAGAGCTTGTTAAAATATTGGATAAACTCATAGCTAAAAACAAGCTAAGGGAAATGGTAATAAAGAACAAGAATACAAGGGGTGGGTATTATGAAGCTCGGGGATATAAAATCTCTAGAGAGAGTGTAGAACCTGTTCTTTTAAAAGAACATAAGGTAGAATGAAAATGAAAGTTAAAAAGATTATAGATAGAGAAATAGAAAGATGTTACCACGAATGTCCTTATTTCGGGCTTGAGGGCGGCCCCAGCCCAACGATGATATGCAATCATCCTTTTTGGGATGATAAAGGCGCATATGCGGGGTGTATCATAAGTCACCCCGCATGTGACGATGGGTTTCCTCCATTATGCCCGTTGTTCAAAGAAAATGGGATTGAGCCACCACCTGTTAAAAAAGAGAAGCGTAATAGTGATTATCTAAAAGAGGGTGAAGAAAAACTTTCTTTTCATGAACAAATGAGTCTCATTGTGGAAAGGCGGTTAGAGGAAGCTTTTGTAAGAGAGTTAGGAAAAGAATTAGAAAAAGAAGTTAAATGAAGTTTGACTACACAGTTACAGAAGTCAACAAATTTACCGCAGCAGAATTAGTTCAGAAGCATCATTACTCCAAGGTAATGCCTAAGTTAACAAAGCATTACCTTGGGGTTCTTCTCGACGGTAAGTTAGTTGGCATACTTACTCTTGGATGGGGAACGCAACCACGACAAACCATCAACAAGCTATTTCCTGGCCTTGACACAAAGGATTACTATGAGATTGGTAAGATGTGTATGCTGCCTGAAATGCCAAGGAACTCTGAATCACAGATGTTATCTGCGGTTATCAAGTGGATGAAGAAAAGGCTGCCTGAACGATTGTTTCTATATACTTGGGCAGATGGTATTGTCGGTAAAGTTGGATATGTCTATCAGTCTGCTAACTTCCTATACGGTGGATTTATTTGGACGGACATTTACATTGGCCCTGATGGTGAGAAGATTCACCCAAGAACATCACACAACCTCTGTGTGGAGAATGCTAAGTTCGTAGGCAAAGAGAAAGTATTCTGGTTGACCAAAGACTTCATGAAAGTGAAAGGCATCACCAGAATCAAAGGAAAACAGTTTAGATACATAATGCCCCTATCAAAAAAAGCACGGAAGATGCTTGACAAATCAACCGTTTCGTGGACAATAGACAATTATCCCAAAGAAGGCGATTTGGAATGGAAGAAACAAGGCGAAGAAGGATATGAAATTCTACCATCAATGCCTAAGATTGATTTGGGGATGGTAAATATAAATAAGAAGAATGTTAATTCTTTTAAGAGAGAAACGAATGAGTTTTTTGGATAAGGTATTGTGGAAAAATACGGCTATACAAGAGTTAAAACTGATGAAACCATAAAGGTGATTTGCTCATTTTGTGATGCTATAAATGATGTTCCTGTGGAGCGATGGATTTCCAAGGAAGGATATAGATGTATGAACACCAACGGATTGAGTGAATGTTGGTATTGTAAAAGAATGTTTTGGTGGGATATGACCCAAGAGACTATAGAAAAGTTGTTTAATTGAAAGAGAAGATTAAAGTTTACTGCACCCATTGTGGTGCTGAACAAGA